AGATCAGTAAAAAATTCAGGATCGTTCTGGAATTGTGTTTTATAACTTTCTTTCACCTTATCCATATAAGGCTTTGAATCGAAAGTGGCCTGATCAGCTTCAGGTAGCGAGTCAATCTTTTCAGCATCTTCAGCCGGGATGCCAGCGGCGATTAAAATATCCTGAATGTGTTTGGGCATATATTATGTTGTTTTAATTTCATTGACTACTGGTTGATCTATTGGTAATTTCTTCCCAACCTTCTTAACTGGTACACTTGCAATAGGTATTGATTTAAACCCTGGTAATGTCAATAACTCAGCATCACTTAAATCAAGTACTTCAACTTTCTTCTTTACAGATTTACCTTTCTGAGTTACAGTCTTACTAGGTACTTTGTACCCTTTAAAATTATAAGCTACATAACTCTTCATATTGTTCTTAGTTCTAAGATTATACAAGTTCTCAAAACTTGATAATGTTGGTAACTGCTTATCTGGTGATTTACGGGTATCAATTATTAATAGATAAGCTCTTTGCATTGATACATTGGGGTAAGCCTTTGCAAGTTCTTTTAATTCACCATCAGTAAGTTTCTGAAGCCCTGCAACCTGATCTGGTGTAAGTCCAGCGGCATTAGCGGGGTTGTATAGTTTAACGAGGTCGGTCATAGTAACTTATTTGCAATCCTAATAATAATATGTGAAAATACAACAATTTCAATTATATGTAAGATATTACCAGTAGCTAAGATAGCAATTATCAATGAAATCCAAAAACCAGTACAGACAGGACACATTCCAACTGCCCGTTCCCAAGTAAAATACGGATCTGCTGCATTGTATAGCATCTTCTTAAAATCATTCTTCAGGCTTATAACTTCATACTTGGTTTTTACCCGCTGTAAGTTATCATGGTATTGCTCTGAGTATTGATCGTACAGCCCTATATTTTTAAGTCTGCGGATAGATAGCCATACGGTATATGAAGAAAATATTTCATAGGGTGAGAAATCACTAGCTGGTTTTCCAATACAGTAGTTAAGGAATAATGTAACGCAAGCAGCGAGGATAGATATTTCAATAAGAAACATTCACAACAGTTTTAAATTTAACGCAATCAAACTCATCCTCGCCAATAGTTATAGTTACTAAATCACCATTAGCATCATATATCTTTCCAGTATATTCAAAGTTTTCATTTAAAGCTGATATATCGAATTGAATATTTTCACCTTCAATCTGCGCTTCAGTTAATGTTATCTGAGTTTGTAGAAAGTCAATCACTAACTGATATTCATTTTCTTCACCTGACCCGCTAACACCTTCAGCAGCTTTCTCAATTTCAAGATAGCCGCAGACAGGAGTCATGCAAAGATTCATGGTTTTTACACAGCAGCAGGGCATAGTGATTTAGTTAAAGGGTTTACAATATCCTGACAGAAATCCTCTTCACACGAATCTGGTTTAAGTTCCCAGAATATATTTATATCAATAGCAAAGTAAGCCGTCTTTGCTCCGAAATGATAATCACCTGAACTTTCATCTTTCTTCAGTTTCCATTTATCTCTTATAACTTTAGTCAGCTTAGTTCCACCGATTAGAACTGATTGAAGTAAATGAGCTAATATTTTGTTTTGAGTTTCTGCATTGTCTTTGAAAAATACTACCCGCAAAGGACTTCGCATTTTATAAGACTTAATACAACTACCAAGTTTTAATTCATCCATTACCTCGTCATCACCGTTACGACGAATGTACAATGCTTCTTGAGTATCACCGGGAGCTAATGACGGCCATTCGTTTTTTAATACTACTGCCGGGAACCGTTCATCAGCTTGCACTATCTCAACTGAGTGATATACTTCATCGAAATGAACTAATAAACTATTTGCTAATGATAATATTTGTTCTTGGTAAGTCATTTAGGTTTTAATATCTGTTTAATTAATTCTGCCCCTTGCTCAGTTACCTCTTCACGTTCTTTAGTATCTAAAGTAAATATTTTAACTGCTCCAGTTCCTTTAGTTGTGCCAGGTTTACCGTTTCTGATATTAGTTATTTGTTGCTCTTGGCCGTGTGCAATTAAAGCTGATTCGGTATTGATGAAATTAATTACTGCTGACTTCTCATCTTCAACTTGTGTTTCTATTGATCTGCGTAATGAGCCTTCTAATTCCAAATCCTTCTTTACTATCTGTCTGCCTCTTAATGCCCTCTTACGTTGGTAGTAAGTTAGCTCTTGACCTTCGACGGCTTTATTTCTTTTAGCCTGTGTACGGTTTTTAGTAGCTGGTAATTTTCCAACCTTTCGTTTCTTACCAACATAAGTTCCAAAATCTTGCCCTTCAACATCTTTATTCTGCGAGAAGATTCTCTGTTGCATTAATCCGTTACCAGTATTTAAAGCACCTACTAAAGCATCAGCGAAGTTGCCATTCTCAAATGCTTCTTTGATACCTTGAATCTTCTTGGATAATATGGTTATGTCAAAACTCATTATGATGTTGCCCACGTTACCGATACAGGCCTGATACATTCTACGCACGGATCACTTAAACTATTTAAAGCTGCTCCCATGTTATCTGAGATTCCTTTTATGTTTCCAGATCCGTTCAACCTCTCGTAATATAAAGCCATGTACTCATCAGCTAACGCTTTCTTTTCTTCTTTTGAGAACGATGCAAACATATTATTCCGCTGCGTTACTTCAACCTCTTGAAATATTCTTGCTACACTTCTGTAGAACAGTGCCAGGGCGAACAAACGGGGTTGATTCTTTACTATCTGGCAAATCACACCGTCTAAGGAACAGACCACAGAGGCGCATGGAACGAACCCGTATTGAGTAGTAAATTCCCCGTTACTTAGTAACCCTTTTACTTCAATATCTTTGCTCTGTGCGGTCCGACCTGAGCAACCGCAACTTTTTGTAGTTGGGCAATTCAAAGCATTGACCAAAACACCCTCTTCTAAGAAATATATCTTAACTGATTTTGCAGTAGTTTTAAAGTTGATGTTAGTAATGATAACCTCAGTTCCGCCTGTAAAAGCATGACTGATCTGCTTCGGTAAGATATTATCATCAAGTACTATCGTATAAGTTCCAGTACTTGCTATCATTACTTTTATGGAATCTATTGACAAAGATCCATTCGGTGAAGTTGATTTGTTTTTAATGATCACTCCTGTCTTATTAGCCGAACTTGTCATGCCTGTATAAGTACAAGTATTGCAGAATGAATTTAATGAAGTCTTAACCGTAAACCCCTTCGGTATGAGTGTTTCAATATCGGTCATCAGAAATCTTGCGGATGCTTCGATAATTTCATTACCGAAAGCCTTACCAGATCCGTTAGATTGTTTAGCTAATGAAGCCAGAGCAATACGATCCAACCCTTGTCCGTCATCGAGCCAAAACAGAGGCTGAACTGAATCTGATGTACAAAGTTCCTTTAAACCGACTAAGCTATTAAGACATTCTATTGCCATGTTATGCAACTTTTTTATTTATGATTGGATAAAAACTATGACGGCATCCCCAGTGTAATCTGTTTTGCGGTAAGTTATCGAAAGTAGTTCCGTCAATTAGTCCATTCTTTTCAGCTATCTCTTTTACTTTAGGCCAATCACTTTCTGATATTCTACCTCCCAACTCTTCAACTACATATCTGCACTGAGGGGATGAATTATCAATTAAGCTACCTGTCATTAATAGAGCATCATAATCGAAAGTTTCAAGTAATCGTTTATTGATTGCACCTGAATAAGCATCTACTCCTTGTTGCGCCGTCTGTTCTAAATAGCTACCAAGTTTTCCAGACTTATCACCTCCGCCTGAAATAAATTCCTTTATCTGGATCTTAGCATCTTTTAAACTTATTCCAGTAGTTGCGTTTTGGTACACGATGTCCCGTAATGGTTGTACGAACTCTGCGTTCAACCCATTATCCAACATCTTATCAATAATTTCATCAATCACAACTTTCTTAGCAGTCTCGTAAGCAGGAACCTTAATATCGTTAGTTGTTTTCTGGAAATCTGTTATAGCTTCTGATACTGGTGCAAGACGTTTTACAAACTGACTAACTGGCCCGGTGAATTTAGGTTCTGATTGTAGTAAATCCAATACCTGAACAGTTAGTTTATTTAACTGCTTAATGAAATTCTTTTCAACTACAAACTTACCTGCTTTGAAATCGAAAATATCTTCAATAGACTTTAAGAAAATAGCATAGGCCGTTGCGCTCATCTCATCCACTTTTGGGAAGATAGCTTTCAACGCTTTATCTTTTTCGGTATCTATTTTATTGGGCATTAATCACACTTGTTTTCAAATCCTTCGTCAAATCATATTTATCAACTTCAGCACTTAACTTCTTTATGATCGCTTCATCTTCCAAATCAAACAATGTTTTATCTATCTCATACATCTGAATAAGTACAGGATAGGCTAGTGTATGTTGCTGGCACATCTTAGAACTTACAAACCCGTTGCCCTTCAGATTCGATACACCCTCATCAGAATAGTATAAAAGTAAATCATATTGCTTTAATATTTCTAATGCTCTTTTAACTGGTGATGATTCTGATATAAACTTACTTACAAAGTTATCTATCTGAGAAGCCTTCAGTATAACAGGAGCATTCGATGCTAACATAGTGTTCAATGCTTCAAATGCTTCTGATTCTGTAAGTATTGCAAACGAGTATGGTTGAATAACACTTACTTCAATCGGATTAGGATTAATATAGTTTTCTAAGTTCTGCAAGAACATTTGAAGGTTATTGTAAAACACCTTTGAGATATTACTAAGCCATGCGTATAACTCTTCACGATCAAGCTCTTTAGATTTTGCAGCTTCGGTGTTACCTGTTTCGGTTTTCTGCTGAACGAATACCGCAACTTCAGCCTCTGATAAATAATCTTTCCATTGGTTTTTAGAGTAATCTAAAATACCAACATCAGGAGAATAATATTCAACCGATGGTGTACTAAATACCTTGCCGTCAGTATCGAATGAATCCTGAACTTTACGGTAAGTCTTATAAGGGCTTTGAATAGTGATATACTTGCTACCTCTGCAAGTTCTACAAACTCCTGTATAATCAGCACATGATTCTGTTCCGACTGAGTTACAAGTATCACAGGGCTGCTGTACCTCAGACATCTTAGGGTAGCTAAACATCAGATCAACTGCCCTATGATTACGGTGAGACATTAGAGCAAGATTACCAAACGGAACGAAAGCCTGAACGAATGATTCGTATAAATTATTTTCAACTTCAACACCACCACTTTCAAAATAGGGTAACGTTTCTAATTCCTTCGGATGATCGAAGTACTCATACTTAAACTCTGTATCACTTGGTTTTTCTTTATAGAATTTTACAAAGTATTCTTTAGTGAAAGCATGGTAAACAGTATTCAAATAAGTTACTTTCAACCGCCTGTTAAATGTTCTTGTAGTTGTCCTTCTTACATTCGGCTGCCCTTCTTTAGCGTATTCATAATCCAAGAAAACTTCTTTCCCGTACTCAGTATCATCATACTCGTATTTCTTTTCACTCTCAACTTCAGATTTGAAAATTAAAATATCATCAGATACCTTAATTAAATCTTTATAGCAAACATATCTGTAAAGGTCGTCTGTATATTCAATCGGGTAAGTAACACAAATACCATTCGGGTCGGTAGCGATAGCATTTTTGATCCAATCTTCTAAGAATTGAGAAAATAATGAACCTTCACTATTCTGGTAAGTTTCAATGACCGCTTTTGTTTTATCTGATATTTGAATATTGTATGATGAGTTATTGAAAACCCTGATAATATTATTGATTGCTTTCCAGATAGAGCCTTTGGTAATACTCTCGTAAGAATTTATGCAATGTCTCTGTGAATCTGGATGTTCATTAGGATATAATCCAGTAACCTTATCGAACATTAGCCCCTTAGTATGTACTTGAAGATTATAAGCTAACTGTCCTGCGTAGCTCATCCACCATTCAGGCATCTTCGCCTCTTGTATCATCTTAACTATTTGCTGGATCTCTGTTAAGAAATCTTCAGACACTTCGGCAACTTGTTCGTTTATATATTCAGGCATTAAAATAAATTAAACCCCCACCATAGGCAGGGGTAATAATTAAGCGGCTTTAGGCACTACTGCTGATAGCCCAGATACATCATACGTTTTTGGAAGTCCTAACTCAAACCATGATAGCTCAAGTTCTACTGACTGCACTTCTTCGAAGTTGTCAGGAACGATCCAATTAAAATCTGATACTGTGAAAATACCAATAGGCAGAACGGTATCACTACCATCACACATACGGGCAATAAGAAGATAATTACCGGCATTGTTGATGAGTGCATTGATCTGCTCGTGAGTTACTTTTTCAGCACTCTTGTCAAAGCATTTTAATACATATTTCAATGCCCATGTAGTTGAAACAAGCTGCTCAACTTTACATGAACTTACTCGTTCTTTTTTATCAGTCTTTTTACCAACTGATCCAAGACCGATGCCGATATTTCCGAGATTAGAGAAACCTGGTGAACTGCCATCTTTCAATGCCGACCACCATGCAGTATCAAGAAGGTTAACTTCTGTCAACTCTTCCGAACATGGGATAAAATAAAGATCATTAACGCCTCCAGTTGATAGCGTACAGCTACAATTTGCCGTAGCTACGGGGAATGGCGTTGCAGGGCATTCCACCGAAGGAATACAGGCCGCTGCTGTTAATACTGGCATAATTTAAAGAATTTTTGAATTAAATAATTTGCTGTATTTAAGCCATACCGCTACGGCGATTTTTGAAGTTGTGAGCCTACTTCGAGGCGAGATATGTATAAGTAGTAA